TGGATACAGACTTGTAGCATCAAATGATACTACCCAATCATATTGTCCAGGTTTTGGTTCTTGAACAAACGCACCTACAATAGGTCTGCTAGGCAATCCTTCTCTCTGATGAACAACAATGTTCTTATTCCACAAGTGATTCCACAAGATGCAATCCCAAGTTCTTACAGCTGAGAATACATCTACATAATTACACTTAGCATCATACGCCATAGTAAGAATCAGCTCAATCAACTTCATCTTATCTTCAAGTTGGTCAACGAGCTCCACGTCAATCACGTTATACTCAACGAACTTTTGCCAATCATTTTTGTAAAAGTCTCGGAATGAAGTATATTCTGCATACGATAACTTTTCTTTACCGAGTTCTACTTTGGCAATGTGATCCAACTTATATGATTCTTGCGCAGAATATGTAAACTTCTTATATAGATCAAGATAGTCTAAAATTGCTACACCCAGAATATCGTATGTTAGTTCTGTACGATTCATACGGGTAAACTCTTTTGCCTTCACTACACCCCAGGGTGATAGTTTACGAACATACTCATCTCCAAGAATACGGGCAATACGAGAACACAAATATGGAATATCGAAAAACTCTAAGTTCCAACCTGTTAAGATATGGGGGCAATTTTCCTGAGTATATAGAACAAACTTCTGTAATAGATCATACTCATCCCGACATTGAATATAAGTATGATTATCTTTTGTTACATTGAAGTGTTTTGTTCCAAATGTGACAAGTTCTTTAGTATTTGCATCTTGAATCGTAATTAATAATAATTCTTCTTTTGGATCGCGAACATCGGGAAATCCAAGTTCTGCAGATGTCTCAATATCCAATGACCAAATTTTAATCTGTGAAATATCGAACTCTACTTCGCCAGGAAACGTCTTTGTAATATACTGATAAGCGTAATTTGTGTTACCGAAAATAGGGAAATTCTCAACTTCCTTATAACGACTGACGTAATCTTTGGCGTCATTTATATCTGCGAACTCGATTTCCTCAAGAAAATCTCCGAATAACGACTTATGCTGAGTTTGTTTCTGGGATTTCGTATAAAGACTTGGCTTAAATTCAATCTTATCTTGAACCGTTTTACCATTATTTACGCCCCGAACTAGAATCCGATTGCCATACTGATTCACGTTTGTATAAAACTTCATTAAAAACTTTCTTAGACATTATAAATAATTGTATCATTATATAGTAAAACCAATGAAATGTCAATAAAATTATGCATCAAGATGACCGAATATATAATATATTAATCAAAAGGAGAAAAAATGTTCGACAGAAAGATTGCCGCATTGGCACTTTTTGTTATGATGTTTGGAAGCATATCAGCTCAAACGACAAGCGGAACCTCTAGCACAACAGGAGGGACAACAACTGGAACTACAAGTCTAATTAATCAAGGAACTTACGACAGTAAGTCATTAGTAGACACCAACAGTACTTCAAATAGTGTTAGTACAGTTAACAGTAATAGCAATTCTACAAGTAACAGTAATGCAACAAGCACATCTACTGTAAATAGTACATCTACAAATACTAACAATAACAACAACGCAAGTACTAGCACAAGTACCAATGTTAATACAAATAATAACATAAATAGCGGTACGCAGACGTTTAATAATAACAACGTCAATTCTGGTACAATGACGTATAATAATAACAACGTCAATTCTGGTACAATGACGAACAACAATAATAACGTCAATACAAGCACCAGCTCAAATAATAACGTCAACACTAACAATAATATTCAAAGCGGTACGCTAACGAATATTAACCAAAACACCAATGCAAGTACCAGTACCAATGTTAATACTAATAATAATATTAATAGCGGAACGATGACGAATATTAATCAAAATTCATCTACGTCATCAAATACAAATACAAACTATAATGTAAATAGCGGTACACAGACTTTCAATAACAATAACAATAGTGTTAGTACATCTACCAACATTAACAAAAACGAAAATACAGGTACGATGACTTACAATAATAATAATGTAAGTGCATCTACAAATCAGAATAACAATGTAAGTACTTCTACAAATCAGAATAACAATGTCAACACTGGCGATATGACAAATCGTAATATTAGTACATCTACATCGCAAAGTGTTAATACGAACAATAATGTCAATCAAAATGCAAACATTAATCAGAACATAAATTCTGGCGAAGTAACTAACATTAATAAAAACGAAACTCTTATTACACAAAGAGTAATTCAACCCCCGCCTACAGCAGTTGCGCCCTCAATGATGAGCGGAGGTAACAATGATTTATGCACAACAGGATCAGCTGGATCAGTTCAAACACAAGTATTTGGTGTATCATCCGGCGGTACACTGCGAGATTTAAATTGTGAAAGATTAAAACTTTCTAAAACCCTTTATGATATGGGAATGAAAGTTGCTGCAGTAGCAGTCATGTGTCAGGATGAGCGTGTGTTTAACGCAATGTTAAATGCAGGAACCCCTTGTCCTATTGAGGGTAAGATTGGCGAACAGGCTAAACTTACATGGGAAGATAATAAAGATAAAATCCCACAACGACCTAAAGAAGACAAATATGAAACTGCTAAAAACATTGGCTTCGGCTCTTTGCTTGGCATTATTGTTCACGCCGCTTTTAAGTAAAGCGCAAACACTAGACCCAACTCAAGTATACACTACGGGGAATATTGTATTGAATACTCCTCAGGGTGGCCCTACGCCTTGGGTTGGCGGTGTTTATCAAGACCAATTAACTTGTTGGGGTGCAGGTGATTCTGGAAACTGCGGACCAAATCCTACTGTTCGTCCTGGAGGTGTTATCAACTTCTCTTACGGCACAACAAACTTATATCAAATGCAAGCAATTGCCAATGTTCTACCAAACAGTGGAACCGGTCTTTTAGTAAACGGATATAATTTTGGATTTACTGCTAAGAACGGAAATGGATGGGATGATGGAAGAATGGACTATCTTACTGCATACGTTAGTTTCTATGATCCAAAAGGTTCTACTGTATTCAACAAAAACTATGATTTGAATTCTAGGTTCAACTGGACCACATTCAATTATTCTGAAACATTCAATAGTCCCTTTGCATCTAAGGATTTGGGAAGTGTTCAGTATGGTTTTGTGGGTAGAGATAATAACTTTTGGGCTGGCACGTATGGTCCTGAAATTTACAATGTTAATTTTAGTTTAAAGTATTCTGTAGACCCATGTGCAACAAATATTTTGAGTAGTCCAACTTGTCCTGGTTATTTTGATGCATTGGCTAAATTAGCACCGCAACCAACAATGGCAGGGCTGACAACAGAAACAACACCTGTTGGAACTACAATACTCGTTGATAGTGTATTGATCTCACCAACTGGAACATACGGAAGTTTATTACCTCCTCCGCCAGATACAACACAATCTTCATCATCACAACAAAATGGTCCATTGCCTCCGGGCCCAACTCAACAGGCATCGACTACACAACCATCATCAACACAAACGAAAGTGGGTGAAGTGTCGGATTCTGGTGGTGGTTCAAAGTCTACAGTTTCTCTATCGTCAGTTCTTAATATGATTGGTTCAAATCAAGAAAAAACTGCCGCATTGGAAAGGTCTGTAGTACAAGCGGCCGATGCACAAGCATTCTCTGCTGGCGAAACCGCAAAACAAACTGCTGAAAAAATTGCAGGGGATTCGCAATCTCAAAGTATTGCCGTAAGCAATTCACAAGCAACAAGTTCAGTTCAAACATCAGGTGTACAATCATTATCAAATCCTATGCAAAGTGGCGCTGTAGCATTGCAAGGTAATCTGCAATCTAATACTGTATTAAATACTTCCAGATTAGAACAGTCAATGGCAAGTAGTTCATCTAGTCAACAGACTTCTAATTCTTCAGGTAGTAACCAACAAAATACATCTGCGGCCGCAAAACAAGATAATGTAAATGTGGGATATCAGTTTAGTTTACAGTCACCTAAATATGAACCACCTAAGATAGATTTGTATACTCAACCTATAGTTAACTCGGTTCAATATCAACCACCGGTTATAAGACAAGAATTATCTTTAGCAATTGCACCACCATTATTATCATATAACTTAAATACGCCAATTCGTTATACCTCTCAAATTCAAATTGACACACCTACAAATGAAGGTATAAAATTTGGAAATAGAAATGTAGTTGAAACTGCAATGGAGGCAAGACCATTTATAATGCAAACAAATGATAACTCTCAGCAAAATAGTGCTGTTGTAAAAAATGTAGATAACAATGAGTTGGCAGGGAATATAACAATAGAATCAATTGCAAAACAACCCGCAAATTATTCGCAGTATTTCTTTATGATGCCAGATGTTGCATTTTATGCACCAAAGGAAATTTACAGAAATCAAACAGTTACAGATAATGTTAGATTACTAAGAGGCTTGGGTAGCGATAGACTCCATCAAGAAATGGTTAATCGACAATATAAATTAGGAGAATAAAATGGGAGAACGCATTTATAATTTAGTGTGTGCATCCATAATAGTTTCAGGGATAATCATAGTGTTATGTTTTATAATTTCATAAAAATAAAAAAGGAAATAAAATGTCGGAAGAAATAAAAAACGTCAACGCTAAGATTGACGAAGCAGAAGCAGCAGTGAAGAAATATGCAAGTAAAGATACTGTTATTAGTATTGGCGGATACGAATTTACACCGGCAAAACTAATGGTCGCTGCTACTATTGTGTCATCTGTTCTCGGTGGGTTGTATGGTACGTTTGAAGTATATAAAGATTACGTAGGTATGAAGAAAAAGATTGCATCATACGAAGCGCCAGACTTGTCGGGATTTGATAAACGATTAGCAGTTATTGAAGAAAACAGTTCCAAAACATCCGACTACACTCGCGATATTAAGACTGACTTAAAGAATGATATTCGTCGTAATGAATCAGTTACAGAACAGGTAGAGCGTAGTGTTAAACAAGCACAAAGAGAGACGGAGCAAGAAATGCGCCAGGCTCGCAAAGATGTACGTGAAGATTTGGATAAAGCTCGAGGCGAAGTAAATGCCATTCGTAAAGAAATGGCAGATGCCCGCAGAGAAATATCTAAAGAAGTTGAAGGATTAAAGAAAGAAGTGGATAGCAAAATTCAAAAAGCTATCGATAACCCATTGGCAAATAAATAATGTTTGCTACTGCCCTTGCTATGTATATGTACATTCAAAGACCTGAATGTGTAAGATGGACATGGGTCGGAGATGTCTATAATAGAAAAGTGATTTGTTTAGAGTGGAGAAAAGAAGAAAAAAAAGGTAAACAAAAATGATAGATCCGATGACAGCCCTTGCAGGCATACAATCTGCAATAAGCATGGTTAAAAAGGCCAGCGCAGTTGCTAACGATTTGGGGTCTCTTGCTCCCATGATTGGCAAGATGTTTGACGCTAAAAGCACTGCTACTAAAGCTCTAATGGAGGCCAAGAAAACAGGTGGCAAATCCAACATGGGAACCGCCCTTCAAATTGAAATGGCATTAGAACAAGCACGTGCTTTCGAGGAAGAACTCAAGATGCTCTTCATGGCCGCTGGTAAGATTGACGTGTGGAATAAAGCTAAAGCTAAGCAAGCAGAAATGGATGCAGACGACGCACAAGAAATAAGACTTTTTAATGCTCAAGAGCGCAAGCGAAAAGAAAAAGAAGCAGAGTTGAATGAATGGGCAATGATTATAGGTGCTTGTTCCTTTGTCCTGTTCATATTGTTTATTGGTGGATATGAACTAATGCAATTTTGTCAAACAGGTAATAGGTGCGGAAGATGAACGAATACCAAAAAACTTTTGATATGTGTTTAAAGATATTTATCTATGGATGTGTGGCATTATACTTTTTAGGGTTTCTAAAGTTCTTACCGGATGACTTATCAGATAAAATAGTTAATGGCTTGATAGGTAAATTTTTACCTTGATAAATATTAAAATTAAACATAGGAATAATCATGGAAAAAACACAATTATTAGTATTTGCTAACATAGCTGCAATTACCTACGAAGACCCAAAAACAGCCAAGACTAAGTTTAAAGCCATCGGACATACCATTGTTGAATTTTTTGATATTGATAATGCACAAGCATATCTTCTTAAAAATAATGATGGGGGTCATGTATTAAGTTTTAGAGGTACGGAAGTTACTGAACCGTCAGACATATTAGCTGATTTAAAAGCTGGTAAGAATATTGAAGCCATTGGAGGTAAGATCCACGTGGGCTTTAAAGGTGAAATCAACAAGCTATGGCCTGCAATAGAAAAAGCTGTTGCGAATATCGATAGCCTTTATGTAACAGGGCATAGTCTTGGTGCTGCAATGGCAACAATTGCTTCGGGTAGAATGCAGTCAAAAGTTATAGCATTAGTAACATTTGGCTCACCTAGAGTGGGTAATAAAGAATACGTTAACAGCCTAACAGTTAAACACTATAGAGTACAAAATAACTGTGACGATGTTACCAAGGTTCCTTTTCTGTTAATGGGGTTTGCTCATCACGGAACTCATATGTATTTAAATTACTACGGGGCATTTAGAAACCTAACACCGTGGCAACAAATAAAAGACATGGTTCGTAGTAGAGCAAAAGCTTATACAAAGGGTCAGAAATTCCTTGGTGCATACGATCATATGATGGATAACTATATCGCTAAATTAGGAAAATTAGGAGAAGAATAAATGGCAGAAGAAAAGAAACCTTTATCACGTAGTGAACGTGAAGCTCAGATCAAAGACAAAGCGGGCTGGTTAATTACTGTACTTGCTGCGCTTTTAGCTATTAATACTTATATTGCTTCAGGCAATAGTTCTAAAGTATTGAACAATACTATTAAAGCAAACGATACCTGGGCTTTCTATCAAGCTAAGTCTATTAAGCAGACACTTGCTGAAATGGCAAGAGACGATGCAGTTGAAAGAAAGCAATTTGATAAAGCAGATAAGTTAACTGCAAAAATTAATAGATACGAGAGCGAGCCTGCAACAGGTGAGGGTAAGAAAGAGTTATTTGCTAAAGCCCGAGCATTAGAAGCAGAGCGCGATCAAGTACGTAAATCAGGGCCCTGGATGACATTTGCTGGCTCAGGGTTCCAGATTTCTATTGTTTTACTATCAGCTAGTATCTTAGCTGTTGCACCTGCATTGTATTTGGCAAGTATTGCTGTTGGCGCATTATCTGCGTTATTAATGAGTCAAGGAATATGGCTCTGGTTACCGATTGTTCTCTAATTAGTATTCCCGAAGTGCGATAAATTCTGCTTCGGGAATTCTAGTCTTTCCGTTCTTACTCCCAAGAACAACAACGATTCGTCTGCCGATATCGGTATCAACCATCATAACGATACACCCACCGGCAGCATTTGTTGTTCCAGTTTTACTTACAATAAAATCGTGCCTCTTTCCAATAATGGGGTTAGTATTATTGAAGAATATCCATTTCTTTTTAATCTGAATTTTTACTTGAGGAGTTTTACTTGCTTGAACTATCTCAGGATAATATCTTGCAGCAAGAGTCAATTCTAATAAATCTCTAGCTGTACTAATATTCATTGGACTCAATCCAGAGGCTTCTACAAATTTAGTATTTGGCATATTAATTGCCATAGCTTTTAAATTCATATCTCGTATACAACTAGATTTGCCACCAGGGTAATTGTTGCATAATATAATAGCAGATTCATTATTTGACTTTACAAGTGCTAACTGTATATGTTGTTCTCTTGTAAATTTACCCAACATTTGTTTTGGGTCTTGTCCGGCATCAATTATAACCATTGCGGTCATAAGTTTTGTGATACTGGCAATTGAACGAGATTCATCAATACTCTGGCCTTCAATAATTTTTCCGTTCCCATCAGTAACAAGCCAAGAATGTGCCGTTACTTTCATGGAAAAGGCATTGCCCATTAAGAGCAATGCCAATAATAATATAGATATAATTCTCATATATTTGGTTGCGGACCCCAGAGTCGAACTAGGAACTAAGGATTATGAGTCCTTTGTGATACCATTTCACTAATCCGCGATAATTTATTTATACAACCGGAGTATATTCAATTCCGGTAGTAGCTAAACCAACAAGACCAATAGTTGTTTCAAATGCTGATAATTCGCTAGCTGCGACTAATACATCTGCCTGTGACAATTTGCTGTTAGTCATCCAGTCAACATAACTAGTAACTTGTGCATAGGTTGCATCTGTGCCAAATACGTTTTTGTAGACATGCTTGATAAATGTTTCATTGCTCACGCCACCTGCGTCTGCTTTATAAACATCTGTAGCTAACAATGCTTCAGCCAATTGTTTGTTTGTCCAACCTGCATCAGCAAGGTTGATACCAATGCCCTGATATGTTTTAGTAACATCTGCAACGCCTAGACCGGCTGCCAACAAAGCATATACATCACCTGCTTTACCTGCAGCATCGAATGCAATTGCTTTATCTGTAAAAACAACGCGCTCGTGATCTGCTAAATCAAAACTAACAGTAGGAGACAATGTGCTCACTGCTGAAATTTTGCTTGCTGATTTTGTTAATGTAAAATCTGCAGCTTTACCGTCAAACACATATGTGTCTACACCAGTAGTTCCGGTAACATCAACAAGAACATCTACAACGCCATCGCCAGCACGACCAGTTCCAACAGAACCGAATGTAGCAATCTTACCCAATGCGCCAACTGTTGCCACAGTTAGAATCAAATCATTTGTAGGAGATGCTCCGCCCAATGCTGTTCCTGCAACTGTAATTGTATCACCTGCAACATATCCACGACCCGAGCTTGCTGCTAATGCATCTAGAACTGCGGTGTACGCACCATCAGTTTTAGTAACATCAAATACTGCATCTGTCCCACCGCCGCCAGTAATGCCTGTTACATTTTGGTATGTAGTATTAACTGATTTATCTTTAATTGTAATTTTTGTAGCCATTTTTTTCCTTATCTACCCTGTCCTCGATACGCCTTATATGATCGCTTCTGTGTTTTATTCATTGACGATGTTTTAGCTTTACCACCTTGGCAAGTCCGTTTTTTAAAATTTGTAACTTTTTTAGCGCTCATAATTATGTTTCCTTAATTTCAATATAAACCCTGCGTTTATAATACCACGTCTGTAATAGACTCATCTTCTTGTTGCACTGCACGAACAGAAAGATTAACCAATGCAGTATTATAATCTTTAATCATTGATTCTGGCAACTCCTCAAACCAAATAACATTATGTTTTCCAACATGAATAGTATGATCTTTAGTATAAGGTGCATATGGGAATAATGCTAATTGCATTTGATCGCCTTGCCCTCTAGGATCTCTTGCCATCTGTAACATAAATGGTTTAACCAAAGTAAATGAATCACCTTTAACTGTGATTTCGGCAACAAGTTCTTCACCCGTTCTCAATTTTAAAATTTTAATTGTCATTTTATCTCCGCAAATTTATAAGCTATGTCACATTATATTATAATTAGTAATTAAATGCTATGCTTTATATGTATAATGGACAACTGGGGATTTTTCATCCCCAGTATTTTTAAGAGCCAGTATTAGGATATTTACTTCTACGTGTGGCTAATCGGTGTCTTACTTCATGAACTAATTTTATAAAGGCTTTAATTAATTTCATAATAGACCTCTACGCATTAATACATCCATTCCGTGCTGCAAATCTTTATGATCTACAGAATCTTTCAAATACATATCAATTTCTTTTTGATACGATGGAGTGAATGCTTTTTCAACCCATTTCCAAAAGTCTTTTATTGAAGGAACATGGACTCCTCCAAATGCTTTTAAATGGTCATTCATTTAAAGATCCCTTCCATCAATTGGATCTTCTGTAAGAAATTGAGGTTTAGATTTCTTTGCAGGCTTTGTGCTTACTTCTGCATCTTTAACTTCAATCTTTTTTGGCTTCTTGTGTTCTGGAATAATTCTTTCCAACCACACTTTAAGCATACCGTTAAACATTTCAGCATCTTTAACTTCAATTTGATCTTCAAGTGCAAATGTACGGGTAAATGCTCTGTTAGCAATACCTTTGAATAAGAATGTTTCTTCTGCTTCTGTATTGTGTACGTTGCCCTTAATAATCATTTTACCATTATCAAGTTCAATTTCAATATCTTGTTTAGCAAATCCTGCTACCGCAATTTCAATAACATAAGTGGTGTCACCTGTTTTTTTAATATTATAAGGCGGATAGTTTGGAATGCTCTTTGTTAGATCATCATGAATTTTTGCCATCTTATTAAACTGATCGTCAAAGCCAACATATAGTTTATCAAAGTCTTTGAATAGATCACGCCCAAAAACGTCTCTTACTAAAGTCATCTTATTCTCCTTTTTTATTTGCTATACCACTAATTGTATTTGCAACTGTTTCTGAAGCAATGTTCATTACATCGTTAGAAGTCTTGGCGACTTGCTTTGTAAAAACACGTTGTGCTTCTACAAAATCAACTAGGGGTTTTCGAAGGGAATCTTCCTTGACTGTTTGTTTGAGGAAGTTGATTTTGGCGTCTTGAATTGAATCGATAGCCATGTTTGCGTAAAACATATAGTTCTCCTATTAAGCGAGTTTATAATTTTGCTACCCCGAAGGCATAGCGTTAATCCTGCTTACTGACTACAGGGGTACCATACGTTGTACCAGCTTTAGACGTTCCCAAGGTAGTGGGACTTAAATTAGTTCGGCTTCTGGTTTATACAGCCCACACCGATTGCTGCGTTTCCCATCCCGGGGATATAATTATTTATACAGATTATTGGTCTGTAGTTTGTTTTTTCTTACCAATATTATATTTTGTTTGGAGAGACCATTCGTTTTTATCTTTGAATGCGATTACTTTGATCTGCGATAATGGTGCCAAATCAGTAAATTTCTCCGCATTAATAATTTGCACTAAACCCCAATCTATTAGCAGCTTAGCAATTGTGTTACGTCTTTGTAAATCGTTTTCAGTTAGATCAGCAGATTTACCATCTAACGCAAATAATTCTTTAAAGTGTACAATGAAATATCTACCTTGTTTATGTAGGATATGACATGATTGATATAGTACTTTATCTTTTCTAGATGCTACACCGATACGTGTAAGAGTTTCCCTGACCTTCAAAAAATCGTCAGGTTGTACCAAGGTTACTTCTAGTGGAGTATACCCGGGATAATCAATGTGAAAAATATCTTCAGCCATTACGACCACCTTTTATTAGTTTTGTTCTTAAATAATCTAATTTTGAGTCGTCGAGAAGAGGGAGTACTTGGCGGGCTTTTTCTGTGCTATATCCATAGTATTCTTTTATTACTTCGATCGATTCAAGTTTGTCCGCTTTGATCCATTTGTTGAATCTTTTACGGGGCCTAATTGTATTTATAAGAAACGAAAACTGCATCTTTTTCTCAAGATGCGGGCGGGAATTCATCTCATTTGCAGGGATTACTGTGTCGTGTCCGTAAGATAGTCCTTTATTAATAATAAACGGGTTGTACTGTTTCTCCGACCAATCATCTACGATTAGATTATCTTTGCTATAATGAATAGCATTGATAAAGTCGAAGGGTGAAATTGCAGGAGCCTTATATGGAACTTCTGCTGGTTTTTCTACAGGGGTTCCAAATAAACTCATAATACCATCCTTAGCAATCCAACCGTGTCAATCGTGGTTAGCAAGATGTAATTAGCCAGCATCCCAAATGATTTCCTAGTATAAGCAGCCCAAGCATAGAGACTGCAACCGAAGATCCAAATAGGGTAAAGAGTAAGTAAGGGCGGAGTCGGGACTGTGAGAGCCATGGTAATCGAACACCCAATGCTAATAGCCCAAGCAAGCAACTCAACGCAAAAACGAAAACGATTGCTGGAGTAATCATCTTTAATCCAATTAAATGTAGGTTTCAATAATTCAATCATTTAAATTCAACCGCTGCCATGATCTCAGTCAAACAAGCAACAAGATTAATTTCTTGATCTGCACAAAATGCTGATTTATATTGATAGTCTGCAAGTAATAAAACAAGCTGTGGAACTTGTACTACATTATCACTCAGTGTATCATAGAACTTTCTAAACAAGGTCTGTGGATCATTGTCAATATTATTAACAACCCACGTACGCATCTTCTTCCAGTCTTTATCTTTAAGCGCAGCTGTAAGTTCCTGCATATTGATCTCACCCATGTTAACAAGGATGCCTTCATCAATACTACCCGAAGAACTATAACGCTGAAGTTCGTTTAGAATACGACGATAATCAGGGAAATGTTTTTCAATTACTTTAGCAATTACTTTATCATCTGCTTGAACACCTTCATGCTTAAGAATCTCAAGAACACGCTTAAAGAATGCAGCTGCGATTCTTGGTTTCTCAGACTTAGGCAACTTAAATTCAACCACAGCAGTTCTAGAATGAAGTGGAGGGATGATACGATTCTTAAAGTTACAAGTAAAAATAAATCTGCAATTCGATGAGAACTCTTCCATAAACGCTCGAAGCGCGGGCTGAGTTGAATTGGGATTTAAATAATCAGCTTCGTCTAGAATAACAACTTTTGGCTTACCGCTGAATGATACAGTAGAAGCAAATTGTTTAATCTTTGTACGAAGAACATCAATACCAGATTCTTCCGAGCCGTTAATGATGATATAGTCTGTTTGTAATTCTTCACATAATGCTCGGGCAATTGTGGTCTTGCCCATGCCTGCGCCACCGCACAATAGCATATTTTGAATCTCTCCTTTAGAGAGCATTTCCTGAAAGATCTTCTTTTGATCCGCAGGAAGAATACAATCGGCTAATGTGCGTGGGCGATACTTCTCAACCCACAAAAACTCTTGTTCACGAATATCCATAATAACTCCATAATATTAAATTTGCGCTATACAAATAGCGCTCTCAAACGATATCAAACAACAGAGTCAGGTTCCATTGCGATGAAATATTCCAGTGCCTTTGTAGCATGTTGGAAGTGGAACAATTTCTTTTTAGATACTGTTACTGTATAAGCATCAGGTACAATTTTAAAATTGTCTACAGACATATGGCATTCAAATGATTCATCGCTTGCACCAATTGTTTTCTTATAAGTATTTGCAGTATCGTTTTTCTTATCACCGATAGTCAATACAACACTGCCATCTTTAGATGTAACAGAGATTGTAGGCGCTGCTGTAATGTTAGCTGCCTTCATAATCATATTAACATCTTCTGCTGACAATTGGAATTGAAAGTGATTATCAATCTCAATAGACTTATCCGGTGCCGCAACAATTACGTTTGCGTTAGAATAGAAGTACTCAAACTTACCGTTGTTCTTAGAGATAGTCAGGGACTTCTCACCAAACTCAACATCTTGATTCTCCATCAATGTCAACAATGCTAACAAAGAGTTTAAATCATACACAGCAACCTCAACTGGGAAGTCTTCTGCTACTGTTGCCTTAGCAAAGATGTTCTTTGCTGTGCTGATTGTAGATAAAGTCTTACCTTTACGAATAAGAATATTGCTGTTAACTGCAGCAAAGTTCTTCAAGAGTTGGATTGTTTCATTACTAATTTGCATAATATTTCCTTTTTAAGATTACTCATTTTCTGGAATAAAAGATTCCAGCGGTTCACGATATGTTTCTTTTTTACTTTCAACTTCAATGTCATGTACATATAAAAGCATTAATGCATAGTGTAACACCTTTAGCAGGTCT